GGCTGTAGCCATTTTGGCTCAAGTGATCCACGCACTCAAGCAGCGCGCACTGTCCGAAACCGTTCCAAAATCCCGGAGCGGGGTGAACACCACTTGGCTACAGGTATGCCGTCCAACGCATACAATCGCGATTTGACGGCGCTGCGTGCCCCGGTCCTCTCTACGGACGAGTTCTTGTGGGACATCGCAGCAGGGCGGAACATCGACGAAGGGGGTGTGATCATCACCGTTGTCGTTCCAGGGAATTTTTGGCACAGGATTTGCTTCAATCTTCCCAAGCACTACGAGGTGCGTCTCACGACCGCCGAGTTCCGCCAGCTACAGGGATGTGTACTTAACTCTGTTGACACTGCTCGGCAGAGCGTTGTGTCGTACCGCTTCAACATGGAGTTGGACAAGATCTTCATGAAGGATTCCGACCCGTGGGTGTGCGTGGCGATGCGTGAGGTACTGCCTTACGCCTGGGCCCTGATGTCTCAAGAGACGGAGCCCCCGTGCACCAAGGGAGTTGCGGAGTCATTGTCACTGATCAATGTTGGCCTGTGGGCCTACTTGACATGGACGAAGCGGAAGTCGTTGCGCATGCGAATCTGGCGCTACAGCCGCTACCTGCATCTGATTGCGGCCATCGGTTGTCTCTCCGCGAGGCGGCCTGTCAAGCCGTACGCCTACAAGACGCGGGTGCTCCCCGCGCGCAAGGTGATGCTGGTTGACTCTGTGGATGCACCACCAGCTCAAGAGCTCAAGGTGGAGGCCAAGACTCCGGTACAACACGACGGAGAGGGGCAGGCCAGTCAGAATCATGAGACGCCCACTGAGCGCTCTGAGACAGACCTGCCTCGTGTAAGCGATGACCCTCGGTGTCACCGTGTCTACGGGTGCGAGTCCCGTGGCCAGGTGGCGCGGTTGGACACAAACGCGCCGAAGGAGACCGACGACCCACACAACAGGGTTGTCAGGGGCGCTTTGGTCCTCCCGTCCACCCATTCGCCCCGGGTGGACTGTGACACCGTGGAGAACGTCATTGACGCAGTCAACGGACGCTTAATCAAGAATGAGCGTCCGTTTAAACTCGAGAAAGGTGAGGTGGCGAAAATCGACAAGTTCATCGAGAGCCTCATATGGGGCTACAACGTGGGCGGCAAAATGCCGAAGACCGTCGGTGCGCTTTTCACGAATGAGATGATTGACGACTGGCTACGCCAGATGGACTTATACGAATTGCGCTCCGGTCAGTGGTCAGAGACACGCTTCGAAGCAGCAATCAATAAACTTTATGCTCAGTACTTGCCGGGGATAACCTACAAGGCGAGCATCAAGGCAGAGGCGATGCCAGACGGCAAAGCGCCACGATTGCTGATCGCTGACGGCGACCTCGGACAGATCATGTCTGTCATGACTATCGCATGCATTGAACACATCCTATTCAATGCATACGAGTCGCGGAGTATCAAACATGCGTCCAAAGACCTTGCAATCGATCGTGTGGTTGCATCTACTCGAGCGTCGACCAGTGCGGCCGCTCGTCATGAGTTCACCACGGTCGAGGGAGACGGGTCATCATGGGACGCTACCTGCCGCGACAAAATACGCAACAGGGTGGAATGCCCTGTCGTGAAGCGCGTCTCAGAGCGCATTGCCGCTGTATGCGGCATATTCCCCGAGATATGGCACCGCGAGCATTATATGGCATGCTGCGCGGACACCGTGGAATTGCACAAGCATCCACGGAAGGGGACAAGCGCTCCCCCAATGAGACTTGTCATTCCAGCCATCCGGCGCAGTGGACATAGAGGAACATCTGTTCTCAATTGGCTCGTGAATTTCACGATGTGGTCCTGCGCCGTTGCGGCGGAACCGCAGCAGCTACTTGATCCAGCTTGCCGATTTGTGAAGAACGTCGTCGGCAAGAAAAGCTGGATCGCATATGCCTTTGAGGGTGACGACTCGCTCGTCAACATGTCGGGGTTAACCCCCGCCCTCGAAAAGCGCATCCTAGATTTCTGGTTGCGCGCTGGCTTTGTGATGAAGCTCAAACTCCGCAGGGCTGGCGATAAGGCAGAGTTTTGCGGGTGTTGGATCTATTGCGACAACCAGGGACCAACGCTCGACTGGTCGCCCGATCTCCCACGGGCTATCAGGAACAGCGGTTTATCATGTTCCGTGGCTGCCGTCAAGGCGGCGAAAGAGGATGACCTCAACACGCTACGGAACATTGCCGCATCGAAGGCTTTGGCATATGCCAATTCCTTCGCGGCGAAAGTGCCGACTTTCTCGAGGAAGATGATTGAATACGCTGCCAGCATGAATGTAGAGAAGCTTGACGTACGCCTAGATCGGGAGGTGGCGTGGAAGCTAGGTGCATTGGCAGAGGATCCAACGAGCAATGACACAAAGAAGGACATCCTCACCAGTGACATCGTAGCAACAATACAAGCCAAGCACACTACGGCTGAGGAAGAGCGTCTTCTATTGTCCAAATTAGGATGGGCTGCGACAGATGACGAGATCGAACGCTTCACGGCCAGCCACTGGGACTTTGACCAATTAAAAGATTTTGAGAAGCATGCAGAATCAATCCCGGCGAAGTGGCGGCAGTAAATCCTGTAGCAAGTGCGACCAGCTCATGTCGCTAAACCGAGCACGCACGGATTAATTCGAAAGACGTGGCTCCGGTACGCCGGAGGAGACGAAAAGGTCACTACGCCTAAGGTTGCCATTGCTCCTTGATTTTGTCCCACACCTAAACGGTCCGGGTGGAGGGCACATCATCATGGTAACATGGTAGCCGTAACAGCCGTTCTGCTGCTTGGGCTTCTACCTAGGTGACCCGGGAGCGTCCCTCACTCCCGTTGATCGGGCTTATTCTTCTGGGCGGGCGACCGCCCTCCCATCCCGTCGCCCCGGGGTGGGTGAG